CTTCTTACTGTATTCTGTTATATCATCTAGAATACACATAGTCTCTAGAGATATCTTCTTACCTAAGAACTGTTTCAAGAGATAAGGATGTTGTCCTTTAGTGACTGTTAGTACCTCTTGAATACTCTTCTTCTCTAATAGTTTTGTGACATCTTGTTCGAACTGATATGTGAGTCGTTGGTTTCTTTTCTTCCATTCTAAGTATACTTTCTTAGATTCATTATCAAGTAAATCTCCTACCCACTTGTCCTTTAATGATAAGTTTGCAACATAGAAATTTAGTAGTTCACTCTTGTATAATCTTGAGAGTTTACCAAAGTGAAATCTGTCATTGCGTTTCAGGAAGGAGGGTAAGTCTGCTTTGACTTTACCGTTATACTTTATAAAGTCATATGACTCAGAATGAAAATGTAATTTTATTCCGAGATATAACTGATAACTATCAAATCCTTCCCGACTTGACATTACTTATCTACTATAATGTTCTTTGGTGCTACTTTTATTTTTGATACAGCAGTTCTATAAGCTTCTTGAACTTGTTCATTCGTTTCTGTGGTAAACACAAAGTTTTCGATGAGCATCCAGGTTGGGTCTTTAACACCGGTAACTGCTACACCTTGAGCAAAACCCATTCCGCCGCCTTCTGGCATCTGAACTATCATTCTTGGGTCTTGTAGTTTTATACAGTTATGTGCTTGTGGACTATCTGTATACACACCAATATATTCACCACTTACGGTGACTACTGTTATGATATCGCCTTCTTTCATAATCTATCCTTTATTTTGAGATAAAACTTTCTAATGAACCACGACTTGCTTTATCTCTATTGATAAGTTTAAGTCTTTCTGCTTCCGCAGTCAACTTCTCTTTCAATGGGACTGAAAGTAATCGTTTTGCACCTTCCGGTTCTACTCCGTTTTTTTCACACACCAAGAGTATTGCACTCATGATATCCGTCCTACTACCAACAAGTAATTTCTCCACTTGTTCTGTAAATTCTTTTCTACTAATCATTCTTAAATTTTCCTTCACGGAACCAAAGATTAAATGCGTATTTCTCTCCTATAATTACAGGTAATCCTGCGTGTTGAGACATATCATCTCTCTCATTCGTTTCCATGTTTACATTATACCACGAGACAACTGTTCCTGCTCTAGGGTGAACACTAAGTCCATGGTGACAAAATCCTGTTTCACCACCTTGAGGTACATCTCGTAAGTAACCTAAAACGGTCAATATTCTTTGACCTCCTGTTTTCACATAGTCTTTATTATATGATTCATCACTTTCATGGAAACTATCATGATGATAATCATATAATTGACCTTCTTCATAATGTACCACTTGAAAGGGTTCGGCATTTTCTAAAGGCATACGAACCATTTGTGAAATTCTGTTTGCGACATTCTCAATCAAAGGAGATGCATCGTGTTCTAACCATGTGTTTGAACCTGTTCTTCCTTTGTGTTTCTGTCCTTTACCATCTGAACTAATTACATCAGCTGGTTTTAAATTCTGCCATGTATGTGCGAGTATTTCTTCACACTCCTCTATAGATATAAAGTTGTGGACAACTGAGAAGGCTAACTTCTCATTGTTGTATACATTTATCATAAACCGTAGAGATTTCTATACTGTTCTCTCAATTGCATCAAGTCTTCTATATGGTCACTTGGTTTAGATATGAAGATTTGAAATGTATTCATACCTTCTACACCAACTATTGCAATTAAATCTTCTATAGGTTTACCAGTTAATTCTTCTACCATGATTGCATATGCAGTCATTTGAATATACCACTGTTTCGCCATATAGTCTTCTTTTGGTTTAGAGGAAGATTTAAAATCTATAATCGCTAACTTATTATCAAACAAACCAACGCAGTCAACTCGACCTGCCATCTGTAATTCATTTGAAAATAGTGGTGCTTCTAAAGATATTGGAATGATTTCATCGAGAACTGGTTGAACTGCTCTGAACATTCCTTCTTGAATAACATTTTGGAACTCTATAAACTCTTTTTCTTTTCTAAGATAGTCTTCAATATTTTGGTGAAAGATAGTGCCTCTCTTCGTGGCTTGTGAAGTGATTTTATTTGCCTCTTCTTCGCCTACTCGTTCTCTCCATAACTTGATATGTTTTCGACTATGTAAACCTGTCACGGTTGTGACACTAGGATATTTTATTGTCTTGGTTGAATCGGTGTAGTATCTCTGACCATTCTCTGAGATAGTATCTAATTGTAAATCTTCCAATTCATGTAATTCTAATAGAGTGGTTTTCAATTTTGTCATAGGTCCATGGTACTATGTTTTACTCTGAATGTCTACATGCTTTTTGATAGTCTTTACCGATTTTTCTCTTTTGATATCTTTCGAACCATGTTTTGCATGAAGTTCAGAGCCTGGGTGTGAATCACCAATCTTGTTTAGAACATCTTTAAACCCACCATCAAGTTTGACACGGTCACCATGACCACCTACGATACTAGGTGCAGTTATCTGTTGTTGAAGATGAGGACATTCTTCTTTAAATTCATCTAGGTCTTTATAACTCATAAAGTGTTCTTCCACTTCACCAGTTATAGTATTCAAAAACTCATATGTTGGCATTAATCTTCTATCACTTTTCTTTCTGGTAGATTATCTTCAACCATCTGTATAACATCGTCTTTAGAGTACCAAAGACTACTATACATTTGTTTACTACCATCAAATTTCCATTCAACATGATATCTTTTATAACCGAAAGGTCTATCTGAATAGATTTGAACATCTCCGTAGTTTGCTACTAATAATCTCATAGTATTATTTATGGTGTTTGTAAATCTTGTATTTCTTGTAAATACTTCTCTACATTCTTCCAAGAAAGATAACCAATAACATCTTGTGTTATAGGTGTATGATAAGTTATCTCTTCTTCTGCATCTAGAACTGCAAGTTCCCAAAGACCATCTTTACCACCATAACTATAATCGTGTTTGACTACACTCGCACCATAACCATTAGGGAATGAATACTTGTGTTGTAAACCACCAAGGAAATAATTTGTATTCTTTAGATGTTCTCTAAATTTATTTTTCGATATGTCTTCTATTTCTTTCATATTCAATATTACCGTCTCTATTCCATTCAATCTTTTCTTTAAAGAGTCTTATTTCTTCCTTGATTAACGACTCGTTCATATTTTCTTTTGATAATTCTTTTCTCATTTGTAAAATTTATGTTCGTTAATAACTACAGTTTCATTTAATGAATCTGCCCAATAAGGGTTCACACGAGTAGCATGATAATGAGTTGCACCTTCTGTAATGTCGGCCCAAGCACCATCTTGTATATCTCTTGCAATCCTTAAAACTTCTAACCAGGTCTTCGTGTCTAATGGTACATCTGACTTACCATCACAAAACCAACTGAACTGACATTGATTGCGAACTGGTATCATTTCGCCTTGCCAACTCTCTCTCATTTTCGCCTGATAAACAACACCACAAATATTGTTTGGATAAGACCTGTGTTCTAATCTATTCAATACAACATGTGCTACTGCAATCTTACCAGCGAGTGGTTGATTACCTGCCTCAAAATAAATGTTTTGTGCAAGGCAGAATGTATCACCATTTTCATCAGACGCCTTAACTGTAGACGGAAATAATAATAAGAACATCAATAATGCTCCGAAACCCATTCCATATAGGAATGCTTTATATGCTTTAGTCATACTACGCCTCTATAGTTTTTGTCCACTGAACAAAGACATGTTTTGCTTCATCTTTATTCAAGTCATAGTTATCTTGTAACCAACGAGGAGCGCCAAACATATTCATTGTAGCACTTTCTCGTAAGTAATCTAACTCTTGAAAGAAGATTTCCATATCGTCTATTAAGTGGTTAAAATTATTTATCATCATATTACCATCCTGATGTCCAATGGACATATTCATCTTTACAGTTTAATTCACCACAAATACATTCACCGTCTTGTAGTTCAATTTCTTCTATCGCAAACTCACTTGGATGTTTTACACCATATTTCTCTAAGTTGTAAACTTCTTCTGGTGTGAGTTTATCATCACTAGTATCTGATAAGATTCTGTGATGTGTTTCTAAAAAAGGTTTATTTACACTCATAAGAACAACTCGTCTTCTTCTGGAACATCATGCCATTTTGCATACACAAGACTTTCTCCAGATTTAGCGAAAAGTTTTAATGCCAAATCAGCAGCAAGAGAATCGTTGTAATTCTTCCCGCCAACATTCCATGTTATCTTTTCGTAATCATCACCAAAGTTTCTTGCGTAATGCCAGTCATAAAGAGCGAATGTGCCAGTGTCCCAACCTTCTTCATCGTCATTGACTTCGTAATCAATGCAGAACTCAGTTGTGATTTTATCGCCGTTTCCGCAAAAGGCAGGTTCACCGAACATTGTTTCTAACTCATTGTAAGTAGCAAAGATATTTCCTTTTAATGAACCGCCTGCACTTGTCTCAGTGCAAGGTATAAATTGTATTGTTTGTGCCATTACACGAACCTCCCATTTCTTTTTCCACCTGCTGAATATCCTGAAATGTAACCAGGACCGTACATGGTTCTTCTGGTAACAGTGAAACCATCGAAGAGATTTCCTCTTGGTCTGTTTAGGGCGGGTGCCCTCCATCCACTAGCTTTTAGAACATCACCTTCTTTGAAAGTGATTCCGCAAAGGCCTTTTTTGAATTCGGCAATGTTAATGAAACCCCATACAGAACCCCCACCTTTGTGAGCGTTGTCGTATGAGACGATTTTGATGTATTTTTTACCGACTTTTGGTGCGTAGTGAGCACCATTGTCCATGCAATGTTTGTATTCACCGCAAAGAGTATTTGTGAGGTCTTCACAAAGTTTGTCGACTAGAACATTTAAGTCTTTCATATTTTGTCTCCTTTTAGTATTATTCTCATCATGTATCCATGGTACTAAAAAGTGAGGCCCATTGTCAACCCTTTTGTTCAAGATAACCGAGAACTGCTTTGCGTTCTAAGTCCGTGAAACTACTAACATCTTTGAATCTTGCCCATGGTGTTCCGAATGTAACCATCTTATTACCTGCTGTCACAGCGGCGTTCCATAACAAATCATCCTTTGGATATAACTCATTCTTCTCGCATAAAGTTATTAATTCTCTACCCATATCGACTATTTTCTTTGTTGCTGGGCTATCTCCATAATAAGAAAACTGCTTAATTTTTTGCACTTTTGTACTCCTTGTATAATATATTAGATACTATTGTATCAAAAAATTGTACCTGGACTCAAGTGGTTTTATAAGTTTTTCTGTAGTTCGTCTAATTCTTTTAGTTTCTTGGTGAGAATATCTAATCTGTTAGGCCAGTAGATATAATCTTTGTCTGAATCTTTAGCAAGATTCTCTAAAAGGGGTCTGATAAAGTTATCTAGTTTAGTGATAACTTCTGTTGCGGTTGTTGTCTTTTCTACAATCTTTGTATCTACAGATGCAAGTTCATCTGCATCCATAGCTGTAAAACCGAAGTCGTTGTATTCTATATCTGCCATAGGACTATTTAGTTAATCTAGGGAAGTTATCCCACCGATAGAATTCTTTTGTTAAATGGTCCCAATACCAACCTCTATACTTCTGTTCTGCTTGAGGTAGCAAAGACTCGTTGTATATGTGTTCTCTTTGATAGGGGTGTTTTAATTCCTTTTCCATGTTTTTATTTAGTGTGTTATGTTCCAGTTTTCTTTGAATAAGCAATATCTTGTTTGACCATCTTCTGTTTCATATACAAATTGAGATGATAATAACTCTACAACTTTACCTTTAGACTCTCTCTCGAAATAGGGTTCGTAATGAATTATCTCGTCACCTATTTTCGGTGGTTTAACTTTCTTCAATCCAATATTCATATTCGTCTTTAACTTCTTTTTTTAGATTTCTATTCTCTCTGTATTTAAGAACTTGTTTATGGTTTTGAACTCTCTGATAATTAGCATGTTGTTGTATAGTTATCTCTGGTATTTCTATCTTAGGAAGAGCTGTAATTAGATAATGTATTAAACGACAAACATCTAACCAAGCAACACTCGGCAATTCATTATGATTTAACAAACCTAGGTTGATTGTGGTGAGTTTATATTTCTTATCTGAGTTGTATGTTAAGTTATTACTGAGATGATTTAGAGATGCCTTCTGAGATGCGTAAAGATATCCTTTAGATATGTTTGGTTGAGATGCACGAGATGAGAAGTTAATAACGAATTTACTATCATCATCTTTCCATACACTATGGATTATATCTAGAATTTTAGTTTGGTCGAAATCTCTGTGTGCAAAGTTAATGAAAACATCAATCTCTTCGAAAGGTTTCCAATCAGTATTGTGAGATAAGATATCGTCTATTCTAGGAGTTAGAACTTCAATCCAGTCACCGTTATGTCGAGTACCCTTCAACATGTTTGCAATCTCTTTTGCTAGACCGCTAGTTCCTGTTATCGCTACTTTC